GCCTGTGTCTTTATACAATCTATATTCGTACGCTTTAAAATCTGCGTTCTTGACTACAGTTTGTGGTACTTTTGCTACAATATACGTAGTATCTAAATCAACCTCTAAGATGGGTACAGTAGGGGTTAATCCCGATATACTTGCTACAAATATCTGTGTGTCGCTCCAGGGACCAAACACTGTTCCGAGCGCATCAGCGTATCTAGCACGTATTTTGTACATTACTCCTGTTATTAGTCCATTAATAGTATAATTGCCGGTTTCTTTTCTAACAGATTGAACGTTCGAAGGATTTATACCGTTGAATTGCTCATCTCCACGTATAATCTCTATTTCTACAAAGCTGGCAAAACTAGTTAATCCGGCAGGATTACTAAAGCTTATTAAGGCACCTGTTTGGAAAGTACCAATTGCTATTTCTTGGCCAGTTTCGCGAGTACTTGTAATAGAATTTATAATCGGCGATTCGGTAATAGTATTGTTAACCACCCCTGTTGTACTAGTAATGTTTGCATTATAAGTAACATTAGGGAACTCGCTGGTTAAGTTTAGTGAATAAATTTCTGAGCTATAGTCTGTTAAGGTAATTCTAGCAGTTAAATTACTACTAGGTTCGACGGCTAACACTACGAGTTCTTGAGATTCTTTACTGACTTCACCAATTATAAACAAATTATCTACTTCTAAGTTATCTGCTACAACTATTGGCGTTGTGCAAGTGACAGTATCGTAGTAATTATTTGATGGTACTGTTTGTACTGTTTTAATAGTACTAGCACCAGTATTAGTTCTAATTAATAGCCTATATTCTTTTGTAGTTTCTAAATATACACTTTCAGTAAGTACTAACTGATTACCGGTAATAGCTTTGATTCTTCCGCTTCCTGTGCCCCAAAGAGGTACATCGTGGGTTACGCGCACCATATCTCCGCGATTACATACTAGATATTCAAAATCAGTATTTAGTATATAAGTTTCCGGACGCAATTTTAGCTGTGCTAAATGCCACTTTGCGAAGAATGTAGCTTGTGCTGCATTTGTAATACCCGGCAATTGTAGTTCTTCAAATACCTCGGCATTACTAGCATTTTTACCGTAGTTGTATATAATTAGTTCTTTTGTTTGATAAGCATTAGATTCGTCTTGGATAGTTACACGAAATGCGTCTGGAATTTTAGGCAGTGCTTTTGTGGCCTCAAATCCCCAACTATTGTGAGGCGTAAAGTGTTGTACTGCATATGCGCGCGGCTTATCTATTACTACGCTCCATTTGCCGTCTATAAATATTGGACTAGCCATTCCAGCAGCGCAAACATCGCGAAGTGCGTCCATTACACTGGTGGTACCGGTTAGTACACTATTATAGCTTAACACTGGTTTGCCTGTTTGTGTATTTGGTGTACTACAGAATTGGTGCCATTCTTGAATTTTTGCTAAATCTACTTTTTGTGCAACATCTGCTATAAACGTGTTACTTTCTAATTTGGCTACTCTGTAAGCATTTGCAGGGTGAGTTAGTATATATAAAAATAAACTAGCAGGATTATTTGTAGCTTTGAATGGTTCCCACTTATTATTTACACTATCCCAGTCATAGGTAAGGGTTTGTAGTAATGCATTAATACCGTCTACACTACCATTTACTTTATTACTACTCTGCACCTGTATAACTGTTCTGCACAAGTTACCGCGCGGCAATTTTTGTAGTGGTGCAACGTTATCATAAGAAGTCGCATTTAGTAAGGCTACTTTGTGATACTTACGATAGTCTTGCAAGCTTTCAGGGTCGTCATTGTCTACACGTCTAACGCGCAGCTTATATACTGCGCGTTCTAACCCACGCAACGAGTACACATGATTAAATGGATCTTTACGCTTGCTATAAATATCGTTTGAACCAAATGTAATAAATGTACCCAGGGCTCTTAGAGGGGCATCACTAGTTCCTTGCTTACTGGTTATCTTAAAAGCTACACCGGCGTTTCCACCCTCACTATTGGTTGCAATTATTCTAACTGTATGAGATCCGGCCGTTAATAATAACTTACCAGTTGCACTGGTTCTCCAACTTTGTTTTGGTAGATCAAATACCAGTACTCCGTCTACATAAATTTTGGCTTCATCGTCTACTGCTGCTTCAAAGTACACGTCTCGTTCAGGGGGTTCAGCCGGAATAGTAAAAGTACCTTGTATATCTATAGTATTATTACTACCTATCCAAACACTATTTTGCTTTAAAAAGTCTGACCAACCACTATATAGGTTCAAAACTGGTGTAGCTGTTGCTCCTGTACCAGTTTCTGTCATTGAATTTTGTCTAGTGGCAAAATGTGTTTCTGGGGTTACTTGCCCGTTTACAGGTACGGCTTGGGGATAGTAGGTTCCGCCATTTACAGTTACAACGACTTCACCTGTTGGTTCCAGTGTACCCATATTATCAACGGTAACCGCTGTAGTTGTTAGTGCAAAACCATTATATCCTTGACCACCAAGCGATGCAAGATGATTTATAGTGTCTACTAAGCCTTGATTACCAAAGAAACATAAGCTATATAGTTTTATGTAGTTTGTAGGTATTGTTGGTAATCTAGAAAAGTCTTGTTGAGCTTTAATTAAACTGCCGAGACTATTCTCAGTTAGTATATCTTTTATTGCTTGGCTAGGTTCTTGCGTTTGATTGTCTGTTGGAGTACCAGCAATTTCCACTATTTCGCCGCTGGGAGTTAAGCAGATCACATACCACTTATATAGATCTACTGTTTTAGGCTCCCAGTCCGGTCCAGAACTAATACTAGCACCACGTAGCGACTTTTTAAAAGCCACAGCAGTTGTAGGAGCATTTGGATTGCTAGATACTGTTCCTGCCTGGTATTGAGGAGTGGATCCAAAGGAGTCTGTAACCTTAGCTACTTGTATTTCAACTGTAGCGGTAGTTTCCACAATCTTACCGGCACCATCGCCAGTAGTTTTAATTGCGCGTAAACCTTCTGGAAATGTAAGTGCTATATCAATACCTGTAGCCTGCTGTAAAAACGTTACTTCACGCCAAACATTGGTGCCTTCTTGCTGATTATTAACCAGCTCACCTTGAGAAGAATAAATTTGCTCTACATCTTGCGGATACCGCTTATTAAATTCGGCGGTTTGCGTGCTGTCTTCATTAAAGCTGCCAATCAGTGTATATGGTCTTGGCAAGCCCTTACTGGTGTCTGAATCATAGAAGGCGGTGTTTAAATTATTAGCACCTACACAAATATCATTTTCATCTATTTGCAGTGGGCCAAACCCCCAAACAATCAACAAATTAAGAATATTTGTATCAGTTAGTGTTTTTGTATATGGAGTAGCCCCAAGTAATCCTGTGTATCTAACTTTTCCAAGTATAACTGGAATAGCTCCAAATCTATTTATTTGATTGCTGCTGCCGTTAAATAAGTTCAACTGATTTGGTTGACCAGGATCTTGTCCTGCATTTGGCATACGAATAGGTGCAATAGCGTTTACTAACGCCATACCTGCTACTTGAACAGTAGCTGCCGCTACTGCAGCTGCCACTTTTAACCCAACAGTTGGTGCACCCATACTGGCAGGAACTAGTTCTAAAGTAGCTCCGTAGGTGAAATACGCGGCCACTAATACGGCAACTGTTAATAATAACCTAGTGGCTGTACGTCCCTGCGCTATAATCTTATACGAAACTTGTTGGCCTTCGCGCAACTGATAAGTAGGCCAATGCTCCTGTGGGATAACTTCGCCGTCTACTGCTACAACCATTCGAGACCGTAATGTAGCACTAATACTATATTTGTTGTATATATTGGCGGCCACATATTCTAGTGTAGTACCTGGGTAGGCGTGCTCATATACCACTGCTAAACGCAGCGGATGCGGCGAGCCATTTACAGCAATTAGTGCTTGTTCAGGATTATAGCTATAATATCCTTCCAGCCTATTTGCCCACTTTATATTTGTTAAAGATTCTACTACACTATCTTGCCCTTCTCGGCAATGTAAAAAAGTATTATTACCTAAATATACGCCTACGTGTACAGGACTACCCAAAATACTGAATACACATAAATCATTGGGTTGCGGAGAAGTGGTTTTAATCCACAATGCTTTTTGATCTAAAACTAAATTTTCAAGTCTTGGATCGCTGCCGCCACTGTAAAATTCACTATAGTCCGGAAGGTCTAGCCCTAGCTCTTCTTTATAGTATAATCTGGCCAGGCCCCAACAATCTACACCTGTCCAGTCTCGCCCATTTTCTAGGTATGGCAAACCAATATACTTGTCTATATTCATTAGAACAATCCTGGAAAATAATTAGGTGTAAAATTATAGCAAGGAAATGGCTCACGATTAAAATCAATCATGTCCAGTTGCAGGCTAATACTTTGCGCGTTATATGTGGCTGCCGTTATAAAGAAACCTGGAAAAGTGGCTTCTACTGTATTAGGGCTGCTTGCTAGAATAAGTTCTAAGGTTGCCTGAGTAGGACTAGTTAAATTTTTACGTATAAGTTGAATTGCTTCTTTTGTAACGTAGTTAAGAGTTATACTACACTTGCCTAAACCTGCTTCTTCTTCACTGGGCATACTAATTTCCAGCGGCAAAAATAAGTAATCATTACCGCGACTAGTGACTCCGTATATAACTTCGTCATCAGTCGTTAAATTATTTAATCTCTGCGTAAAGCTGTCAGCCAGCCTAATTGGTGTATTAGGCTGGCTTGGGTCTTGTATTGTTAACAATGTAATTAGCTGTTCATCCGTTTCAGTGGAGAACATGGCTTTTAAAGCTTGTGGGCTAAGTGTAACTAATCTACTCATGGTAATATTTCAAAACTTAAACTTGTTTGCCAATATCCTGGGGCCAAATACTGTAGCTGATAAAACTCGCCATCATTCTGTGGCACAATTCTTACTTCTACTTGCGTTTGTAGCCTAGGGTGCGTAAAATTAAAACGTTTGGTTCCACGAATAGTATCTTTAACAAAAGTTTCCAACATTGTGGCGTGCTGATCTGTCATAATAAAGCTCAGCTGCATGGTCGTGGGTCTACGCCCACGAACACGCTGCTTTGCTGGACCTGCATCAGTTTGGGATCTAATAATATTGATACCTACAGATTCTACAAATCCTTTTTGAGGTACTTGAGGAAAATTATTAGTTGATGGCCATGACGGTATTGCCATATTTATCTCCTTACTGTTGCAGGTCTAGTCATAAAGTTTGCCATCATGGATTGTTGAACCGGACTATTTTTACGACCCATTTCGCCAGCTACCATTTCGCCAATTACCACCTCAATCTTACGGTTTCCACGGCTGTCAACGGTTTCTTTAGTTTCGGCCTTTTCACCACTAAAGTTATTTACCACGACGTCGACCTTTGGCTGGGCATTACCATTTACAGCTACACCCAATGATCCGCTATTGTCTCGCTTTAGTGGCATAATGGCTTCGGGACCGGCTTCACCCATCATTCCGGCACCTTTAGCAAACTTGAATAATGTTGGTTCTGTTACAATTTTATTTGTAAACATACCGCCTTTACCAAATTTTTGTACTCCACTCTCAAAAGCGCCACCTTTAGCCATACCTGCCATCATT